AAGAAAACGATGGAGATGTTAGGTGGCTAGAAATTACAAAAGAGAATACGCTAATTACGATGGAACTCCTGCAGTTAAGAAGAAGAGAGCTAATCGCAATACCGCTAGACGTAGGATGGTAAAAGCAGGTCTAGCTAAAAAAGGTGATGGCAAAGATGTACATCACGTAGATAAAAACACTAAGAATAACTCTAGGTCAAATCTTAGGGTTGTATCAGCTAGTAAAAACAGATCAAGGAGAATATAGCTATGCCTCAAGGTAAAGGAACGTATGGAAGTAAAAAAGGTAGACCCCCAAAAACTAAATCTATGGGCTACGCATCTGGTGGTATGAAAGCCACATCAGCTAAAGGTAAAAAAGAACCTATGCTAGATAAGAAAAAAATGAAAGGTAAAAAACCTGCTGCAGCTATAGTAATAGCTATGAATAAAGGAGGCAGCATGAAAGCTGTTCCTGCAGGAAGCAAGGGTTTATCTAAGTTACCTAAAACTGTCCGTAACAAAATGGGATACATGGCATACGGTGGTATGATGGGTAAGAAAAGCGGTAAGAAAAAGTAATAGCGGCTTTGCAATGTTGTCTGTGGTTATATAGCCAAGTTTATATATAACTATGTTTGTACTAAATACTAGTACTTAATAAACAAGGAGACAACAAATGAAATACTACATAAGCAAAGCTTGGTCTAGCTTTTTAGACTATCAAGAAAGAAGAGCCGCATACGTAACATTAAAAAACCTTCCTGACCATCTATTAAAGGATATGGGAATCCACAGGTCACAATTAAAATATAAGGTTTTTCATAGAGGAGAGTAACTAAAATGAGAAGATATTTGAAACGTATATACTGTGCAATACTAAATCGCAAGTGTTGCGATAATTGCAACTGTAATGAGTAAAAGGACAGCACCACTTAGTTTAGTACTGTGGAACGTAACGTCTGTTCTGTGTGTGGACACACTAAGTCTGTCGTTAAGGGCAGACTAGAGTGTGCCTACTGCTCAGTCTTCTACAATTTTGATATTGCAAAAAAGTGGCTAGAACATATATACAACAAAGAACACGAAAAGGATAAACGTGAAACAACTAACAGAAAAACAACAAGCTTTTTTAAAAGTCTTATTTGATGAGGCAGGTGGTGATGTACTATCAGCTAAAAGATTAGCAGGGTACTCAGACGGAACAGCTACAAATGAGATTGTTAAAGCTCTTAAAGAGGAGATTGATGATGCTACGAAGCAATATATGGCTAGGATCGCTCCTCGTGCTGCTGTTGCTCTTGGTAATGCTTTAATAGATCCTACTGAGTTAGGCATAAGAGACAAGATGACTGCAGCTAAAGACTTACTCGACAGGGCAGGGTACATTAAGACTGAAAAAGTTAATGTAGAATCTACAGGAGGCATCTTTGTGTTACCTGCTAAAGAAGGAACAAATGAATAATTGGAGTTGGAACGAAGAAAAAACTAAAACAGCTTTAAAAGCTTTATTTGTTATTTGGACAGCTTACTTTGTAGTTGAATACGCATAATGAAAGCTGCAGAAAGTTTAGGATACTGGACACTACCGAAACCTGAGATAAATCAAAAGGCTTGGAGTAGAATACCTAGAGTAGCTAGGACTACACCTTTCGGTTATGAAGTAGATGAAGAAGACGATAGTTTTTTATTACCTATAGATAATGAATTAGAATTACTAGAAAAGGCAAAACAACATTTAATACAGTACAGTTATAGAGAAGTAGCTAATTGGTTAAGTAAAGAGTCAGGCAGATACATCTCACATGTTGGTTTGAAAAAGAGAATAGACATTGAGCGAAAACGTAAGAAAGCAGCTACAATTAAACGCAAACTTGCCGCAAGGCTCGAAAAGACGATACAAGAAATCGAAAAGCTCGAACAAGAAAAAACAGGAACTTACACCAGAGCCGCAGAAGCAAGAGCCTGAGATTGTTACTGTTCCTGCAGAAGTAATTGCTGAACCGTTTGAAGTACAACAAGCACAAGATGTTGTCTTTAAACCAAATGAAGGACCGCAAACAGACTTCCTAGCATCATCTGAAAGGGAAGTTCTTTATGGGGGTGCAGCAGGTGGAGGCAAAAGTTTTGCAATGCTTGCTGACCCTCTACGAGGTTTAAATGACCCAAACTTTAGTGGGTTGCTAGTACGACACACGACAGAAGAACTAAGAGAACTAATACAGAAGTCTCAGGAGTTGTACCCTAAAGCAATTCCTAACATAAAGTGGTCAGAACGTAAATCGCAGTGGACTTCACCTAGAGGTGGCAGACTGTGGATGTCTTACCTAGACCGTGACTTAGACGTAATGCGGTATCAAGGACAAGCGTTTAACTGGATAGGCTTTGACGAAATGACGCAGTGGGCAACACCATTTGCGTGGGATTATATGAGATCTCGACTTAGAAGTGTAGACCCTGCTCTAGGGTTATATATGAGAGGTACTACAAATCCTGGAGGAGCAGGACATCAATGGGTAAAGAAAACATTCATAGACCCTGCACCACCTAATAAGTCTTTTTGGGCTACAAATATAGAAACAGGAGAAGTAATAACTTTTCCTAAAGGTCACAGCAAAGAAGGGCAACCATTATTCAAACGCAGGTTTATTCCTGCTAGACTTTTTGATAACCCTTACTTGTCAGACACAGGTGACTACGAAGCCATGCTTTTATCTTTGCCTGAACAGCAAAGAAAACAACTACTAGAAGGTGATTGGGATGTAGCTGAAGGTGCTGCATTTCCTGAGTTCAACAGGCAGATACACACAGTTGAACCTTATAACATACCTAATAGTTGGACTAAGTTCAGGGCTTGTGACTACGGATACGGAAGCTTTTCAGCAGTTGTTTGGTTTGCCGTTACTCCATCAGAGCAACTTGTAGTGTACAGGGAGCTTCACGTTTCTAAAGTATTAGCAGTAGACTTAGCTGATATGATCTTGGAGGCTGAAAAAGAAGATGGAGGTATTCGGTATGGTGTGTTGGACAGTAGCCTTTGGCACAAACGTGGGGATACTGGTCCATCTCTGGCAGAACAGATGGTACAACGAGGTTGTCGCTTTAGACCGTCAGATCGCAGCAAAGGCTCAAGAGTCGCAGGAAAGAACGAGGTCCATAGACGATTACAAGTTGACGAGTTCACCGAAGAACCAAGACTAGTGTTCTTTAATAACTGCACTGAATGTATTAGTCAGATACCTACTCTACCTTTAGATAAGAAGAACCCTGAAGATGTAGATACTAACGCTCTTGACCACATGTATGATGCTCTTAGATACGGCATTATGACAAGACCAAGAAGCTCATTATGGGATTACAACCCTGCAACACAGAAGTCAGGCTTTCAAGTAGCTGACGCTAAATTTGGATATTAAAACATGGCAAATGAAGAATTAAACTTTGATACAGATGAAGTTTCCGTTATAGAAGAAGGAGACAACGCTCTAAGAGATCCGTCAACACTTACTGCTTTTATAAGTGAAAGATTTAAAAGAGCAGAAGATGCTAGACTAAATGATGAAACACGATGGTTAAAAGCATACAAGAATTACAGAGGTCTATACGGATCTGATGTGCAGTTTACTGAGGCTGAAAAGTCTCGTGTGTTTATTAAAGTAACTAAGACTAAAACACTAGCAGCCTATGGTCAAATAGCTGACGTTCTATTTGGAAATAATAGATTTCCCTTAACAGTTAATCCTACTAGACTACCAGACGGTGTAGCCGAATCTGTTCATATTAATATTGACCCTAATGCAGATAAAGCGTTAGACGAAATTAGAACTGTATCTGAAGACACACCTTCTGAGCCGTATTTGTTTAGTCCAGACATGGAACTAAAAGCAGGAGAAACTACTTCTGATTTGCAAAGTAGGCTAGGTGGACTAAAAGATAAACTACAACCAGTTTCTGAAAAGCTAATAGAAGGAACAGGGAAAACACAAAACACTGTAACTTTTCACCCTGCTTTAGTATCAGCTAAAAAGATGGAAAAGAAGATACACGATCAGTTAGAAGAGTCTGGAGCGAATAAACATCTTAGAAGTACAGCATTTGAAATGGCTTTATTCGGCACAGGTGTAATGAAAGGTCCATTCGCTATGGACAAAGAATACCCTAACTGGAATGACGAAGGTGAGTATGACCCTTTAATTAAAACTGTACCTTGTACTAATCATGTTTCTATTTGGGATTTCTACCCTGACCCTGACGCACAAAATATGGATGAGGCTGAGTATGTCGTAGAAAGACATAAATTGTCTCGTATGCAAATGAGAAGTCTAAAGATGCGTCCTTTCTTTAGAGAAGAGTCAGTAGATAGAGCTATTGATTTAGGTGCTTCCTACAATCGTAAGTATTGGGAAGACGATATGGTAGACTACACAACTCAACAGTCTATTGAACGATATGAAGTACTAGAGTTTTGGGGATATGTAGATGCTAGTAAACTAGAAGAAAACGGATTAGATATTCCGTCTGAACTAAAAGATATGGATCAATTAAATGTTAATATATGGGTATGTAATGGAGAAGTACTACGGCTTGTTATCAATCCGTTTAAACCAGTTCGTATACCTTACTATGCCGTACCATACGAGCTTAATCCCTACAGCTTCTTTGGTGTGGGAATTGCTGAAAACATGGATGATACACAAACTCTTATGAATGGGTTTATGCGTATGGCTATTGACAATGCAGCTTTGAGTGGCAACCTTATTATTGAAGTTGATGAAACTAACTTAGTTCCAGGACAAGACTTATCAGTATATCCAGGAAAAGTGTTTAGAAGACAGGGTGGCGCTCCAG